TTCAGTAGCATCTATAGCGTTCAGAGCAGCCCAGACATTCGTAGAATACGAGACAGCCGAACCCGAACGAACAGCCGGAGAAGTAATCGGTTTGGTCTTGATGTTACGCAGATAGGTTTCCAGCTCGGAAACGGTCAGGTAGAAGGGATACTCCATCGCAGAATCGGACACAGTACCGGCCAAAGAAGTAGGAACCAAATCGTATTGCTGGTTGAGATAGTAATTGTAATAGATATCGAGATAACCGATATACGGCGTAAGATCGATAACACCCGTGACGATAGATCCCGGAGCTTCACCCATGTAATCAGCAAGAGAACCGGGGCCGACGATACAACCAAGAGATTTGTCGGTCACATTTGATTGCATGGTAGAAACCACGAAAGCGATAGGAGCACCCGAAGACTTCTCGGGATCGAAAGGGATCAGAGGCGCCATCGAAGGCTTATAAACAGTATTCGGAGTATCAGTGACACCCTGAAAATTAAGCTGACGATCAACATTATAGATCCGATCGGGAATAAAAAAATACTCCTTCTTGACACATACATTGCCCAAAAAGGGGGCCACGATCGGAAGAGCCTGAACACCTACACCAGGTTGGAAACTGAAGTCATCACCAGCAACAACGCGAGTCACGTTGGTAGGGATCAGAGTACCCCAACTTGCGGAAGTGGGGTTACCGGAAAAAAGTTTAAACCGGGATTTCTTGTTTCGCTTACGCGAAAGAAACATCATTGCCATAAAATAGAATGTTTTATAAGTTGTTTTTTATAATAAGAATAAGTAGGATAAGTCCTCAAAACATATTCCCAAATAAGCTGCGGAATGAGAGAATCGTTGCGACAGCGAATCTGATCCTTGTTAAAACATGCCAGCTTATAATAACGAGGAATACTGTAAGGATGATTATCGATCAAGATAGAGAACCACTGTTTGCAACCAGTCATCATATATGCTCGAAGGGCGTCCTTCTCCGATTCTGACAATCGGCCAAACCCGTGAGAGACATACAAACGGCCATGTAGATCTAAAACTTCCTTCGGAACGTCATTACAATGCACAGCAGACTTCTTTGTGATATACTTCATTGCATAGCGAACGCCACCGAAATGGCGAAGAGGACTAACCCAAGCAAGGCCGAAGGGCATCCAATAATGACGAACACGCCACCAAGGCAGGGGGCATCCAAACAAGATCGCATGGAGATGAAGTCGATGCTCAGAATGAAGCCTACGTTGAGCTGCGCGCTTACCGTCAGCAACTTCCAGCACAAAAAGATAAGGAAAAGAAATCTTGCGATAACAAAAGCGACCCGTATCAGGATTTCGATAACGGAGGAGCCGATCCTTACGCATGCGGTCTATAAACCGACGAATAAAGGCGTAGGGCTCCTTGCAAAAGGCCTCATAGAATTCTGGTTTGAGAGTAAAGGTGCAAAAATAGGAGTTTGAAAGGTTGTAACCGAGACGCTTGTAGATGTTATGGGCGCGAACAAACCAGTGCTGTTGACGTTTCTTGATACACTGAACACACTTGCCACAGGGCACTTGAAGCTTATAATCCGGCTGATTAGAGAACTGGGGAATATCTACGCCAAGCTGGTCAGCAAGTTTAATATAATGTGGATTCGTAACCCGCAAAGGCCTGTTACACATAACTCAAACAAACTAAAAATCAAGATCTACAACTACAGGTGCTGTCCGCCGATTACTATGTTTTTGACCTTTGGACGGGGTTTTCCTTTTCTTCGGCCGCCGCGACGAGAACGACCGAGAGGCACTGCAAGAATCAGAGAAGCGAGGGTAAATGAAAAAGAAAAGATCTGAGATGTTGAACTCGTAGATAATACGGGTACACTCGGAGTCGAACAATCCTTGTTCGATGGTAAAATAAAATGGCACCTGAGCTGCGACAATGGAATCAACTGCGGTTTGGATTCGAACACGATCTGCCAAGGCAAACCGAAAGGAGATGTAGTTACCGTCGACAGCATAGTCGGAGCAAGCGACGAAGAGTGTTTCCACGAAATGAGCTCGAGGTTCGTACTCGAAAGACTGTGAGAGGGTGTCCCAAGATTCGTTGTTAAGCATGATAGGTCAAGAGATTTGATTTTAGATTCAAGCCGCACAGTGTCATGATGAACACCGCTACGGAATATTTTCTGAGAATAGCTACACGATACGGTGAAGTAGGTAGCAAGAGCGGCGATTATAGACGCTATAAGCGTCCAAAAAGCCTTGGTGCGGTAAAATGGTGTTTTTTCCATAAAAAGTGATTTAATGAGTAATTTAAGTGCCCTACGAGACAAATATAATGCATTTTTGCATCGATGCAAAGCGTTCCATTTTTCAAATGCAAGAAAATTGTTTTTTTTCGACCAAAAGGTCAATTACTCGGAGAAATCGACGAATTAAAAAACCTGAGAAGTGTATAACGGGGGAGAAAGTGAGGACGCAAAACTGTGCCTGAGCTACTTAGCTCTGTCATCGCACGCACGCGAAGCGCGCGCGCGCGTTAACAGATGCAGACAATCTCATGCACGGGGCTCCTAACTCTCTCCCCCGTACCCCCTCTCAGTCACCTAATAGAATTCGCTACGCTCATAAATTTTTATGACTTTGAGAGAACCGATGCGGAACCTCGCGAGGACGCCGTTTCCACATCTGGCATATATAGGCAAGAGAGAAGACCTTCTCTCAAAAAAGGGTATTTACGGGCGCGATGATAAATCATCGCTTACGTGCCAGCGGACTCCGTCCGCGACCATGGCACCATATTAAGGTGCTAGTCGCTACCTGCGGTGCCGGGTAAGACTGCAAGAGGAACCCGGAAGGTTACAAGCCGCAGGAAGCAAATAATAGCCCGGCAGCGACGGCCGGGCTAAAATAAACTCAAAAATGCTAGTTGATTGAATTAATCTCCTCGTAAAGAGCATTATAGAGGTCTGCTGCAAAATCACTCTTCGAAACTCCAGAGGGAAGCGAAACAATACGCCAAATACCGTCCCACATGTTTTTGGGATCATGAATGTTAGCGAGGTAACGAGCAAGCTCCTCAGCCTGACGATAGGTCAGGACGCGCTCCTTAACGAACGAAATGGCCGCACTACGGGCTTGCTGACGCGTAAGTTCGAATTTCTGAGAACGAAGAAGCTGTTCGGTCTCCTCCTGAGCCATTTTAAGCAAGGTGTCCTGCTTGAGATTGAGAGCTCTGTGCGGCTCAGTCGCCGCCTGGGCTTCAGCAAGCGAGGCACCTGCCTCAAGGGAGCGTTTCTGAGCATCACGAAGAAGCTCTACAGTGATCCGATCAGCATCAGTTTTAGCAGCACCGGCAAGTCGCTCCAAAACTGACGCATTGATCTCGGCAATCTTAGCCTGCTTGGTATCAAGATCCGTAATGGCATTGGCCTCGGCATACTTGACTTCAGTTTCTTTGAGAATATTACTGAAACGCTTGGATGTAAGTTCTTCATCCGCAATAGATTTTACAACGTCAAACATAGAGTTCGTATTCTCCAAACCGGTAGTCTCAGCCCGAGTTTTAAGGGCTTGCGACTTGGTAAGTTCAATATTAGCCTCGGCCTGAAGAGCTGAGAGGGTCTGCTGAGTGGCACTACCAAAAGCACCTATAAGGGGGCTGGTCGGAATACCACCCGGCTGTGAGAAGGACTGCGCAGAAGGCGACGAACCACCATAGGAGCCAGGATCAACAGAATTTGTCTGAACGCCTCCGACATCAGCGTAGGGAGTAAACCCAGCCGCAACACGCGCTCGACGCTGAGCGGCCGGGGAATTATATTTTTCCCAGTACAAATTATTCTGCTGAGCTTCTATCTGAGCCAAATAGTCCGCATACTCCTTCTGATAACGCTGCTGTTCTTTGAGGGCCCACCGATTGTATTTTTCGGCACGAGCATTCATCTTAGAGGCAGCAGCAGTCGAACCACCAGCAGCCGCAAGGCCGCTAGCACCAGCAATAATCGCGGCAGTAACAAGGGGTGGCATAACTACTTGTCATTTTGTTTGCCCAACTCCTCCTTGTGACGCTCGGCAGAAGTCTCGCCGACGCACTCGGCAATACGCTCGATGCGCTCGAACTTATCAAGCGAGAAATCCGAGCTGGGATCCGTCGAAAGGATCGAAGCATCCTTACCAGAAGGCTGAATCTCATCGTAAGCAGAATCACCGCGGACAGCCTGCGTATCACAAGAAAGAAAGCCGAAGGTGTAATACTCCTCGAGGATCTCGTTCATACTCCTGGCACCGAAAATAAACTCATCGGGTCGGGAAGCACAGTTGCGAACATGATAGGAAGCATACTGGTCAGCACAAGAACGAATGCCAACGCGCTGCGAAAGGTTGGAATAAAGACAACCTACATGCGGATCATAAATTTGTTTTGTTTTCATAACGAAGGGGTTTAGAGAGTTGTTGCAACATTAACCTTCGACTTCTCACGGAACACCACGATATCAGCAACATTATCGAGAATGAAATTCTCAGCAGTGGCCCGTTGATCGTAGAAGACGTAATTAAAATCACCACACAGAACATAGGGGCACGAAGAGGGCGAAACATAGATCCGCTTAAGGAAAGCCGTAAGGCGCTGGAGGGCAAGTTCATTAACATAGGATCCAGCGGCCTTAATGAAATCACGATAAGCCGGAGTATCCATGACGGAGGAGAGATTGCGCCCATAATCACGAGAAAGAACCCAGTAATCAAGGTCATTACAGAGGCGACCATGAGGCTTCGAGACAGCCGTCATGAGTTCGCTCCAAGCGGGTTCATAGCCGATGTAAGCGAGGTCTTGAAGCTTGAATCCAGGAATAGTAAGGATGTTATTGGAAAAGGTCGGATTTGTAGCGCCAAGACTCTGAACCTCACCAAAGACCGTCGAAGCCTTCAAGCCCTGCATCGCAATATTATCGAGCGCAGGAGCATACTGCTGACCCAAGGAAATTTGCCTCGAGGTAGGATTAATGTAAGACGGATAGTAAACCCGCGGAATGATAGATGTAATCTCCATGAAATAACCATCATCATTAAAGTGATAGTTACGACGACGAAAACGAGTGCCGCCAGAAAGCTGACCAGAGAAAGCACCAAGCGGCGAAGAGGCGTCTTCGAAGCCCGTCGTCTGGTAAAGCGTATTAACATTCATGTCGAAGGAATCACTACCAAGGAAGGCGGGGCAGGTGTTGTCCTGATTTAGTTTAACATCGAACTGGGACTCGTAGAAATCCGAGTTACGACCACCACCGGCGAAGGCGAGATCTATGTAACGCTGCATGCGAGATGCGAAAGTGATATTACGCATCGACACAGAATTGCCTGAAGTCGAAACATCGATAGCAGCATCAGTAAAAGAAGAAGTTTTTAGCCAAGCCTCGAGATAGTAGGACGGAAAGCCACGCTGAAGAAGGGACTGCCGACCAGTGAAGAAACTCCACCCAAACACATCAGATTCAGTAGCATCTATAGCGTTCAGAGCAGCCCAGACATTCGTAGAATACGAGACAGCCGAACCCGAACGAACAGCCGGAGAAGTAATCGGT